ATATTGCCGTTTGACGACGAGGCGGTCGATCCCTATAATCCGCGCCTCTGACCGAAGCGGGTGGTTAGCTCAGTCGGTAGAGCAGCTGGCTTTTAACCAGTTGGTCACAGGTTCGAATCCTGTACCACCCACCAGCTGCTTGCAGTGTTCGGGGGTCGTTAGCTCAGTTGGTAGAGCAGCGGACTCTTAATCCGTAGGTCGAGTGTTCGAGCCACTCACGACCCACCACCGAATCCAGGGGCCCAGTCGAAAGACCGGGCCCCTTTCCTTTTCCGGCGCCGGAATGTAACGCGCCGCGCGTTTTGGCACAGTTTTGCGCACCTTTTGGCACAGCGCATGCGGCCCATTCTAACCACCAATTGACCTACAATCGCGCCACCTAGACGCTGCGGCGCGAACGGTCACCGTAGGGTGTGCCTGGCTGGTGTTCTCCAGCCTAGCCCGCAGCGTCGAATCCCTCTCCCCGGAGCCGCTCGACCGCCACGTTAAAGTAGTGCGGGCTGGCCTCGATTCCAACGAAGGTTTTGCCCTGCTTTAACGCAGCCAGGCCGGTGGTCGCGGACCCCATGAACGGGTCCAGAATCCGGGCGCCACAGCCAGCAACCAGCTCCTCCATCAGGGGCAGCGGCTTGCCTACCTGGTGGAGCTTGCCGCCTGCCTGCGGATTGACCCGGAAAACCCCAGCCGAGTAGCGCTCGCCGCGCAGGCTTCCCTTGCTGCCCCACACGACGTATTCGGCCTGGCTGCGGAAGCCGCCTTTGCGTGGCCGGGCCCCACCAGTTTTGTCCCACACGGCGATGCCTTGCCAGGTGATGCCGGCAGCCTGCATGGCGTCGGTAGTGATCGGGAGCTGACGCCAGTCGCTGAACACAAGCATCAGGCCACCTTCGGCTAGGCGTTCCTGGCACATGCCCATCCACAGGGCCGACCAGTGAAGGTAGGAGCGCTGATCTTTGGTGTCGCCCAGGAAGTCGGGGAACCTGGCGTGGCCGGTGTTGAGGTACTTGTCGCCCGTGGATCTGGCGCGGTCGCCTTTGGACTGCCCGCCGGAGCTGTAGGGCGGGTCGGTCACTACGGCGTCGAACTGGCCCGCCAGGTGCGGCAGGACCGCAAGGCAGTCGCCCTGGTAGAGGTCTGCGCCCTTGAGGGCTATAAGGTTGTTAAAGAGCGGGGTCTTGCTGGGTGCCATCGGTCTTTTCCTTGCGGATCGACGCTCGATGGCGTTCTGGTTCGGGACTCGTGGCCCTCAGCAGATTCAGTGTCCCGCAGCGCGGGCACTTGATGGCGATGCGGAGGTAATCCGCCTCGGCCAGTTTTCGGTTGCATTTACCGCATCGGAGGATTTCCAAGATTCATGCCGTTTGCGTGGTAGCCTTCGGCCCGCTGTGTACACAGCACGGTGCCTTGGCCAAACGCAGGCTGCTTCTGCGGGAGGTGGCCGGCCGGGTGTTCCACCACCCGCGCCGGTCGCACCGTCTTATCGTTGTTATGCGTCCCAGTCATCACCGCCCGGAATCGCAAAGCGCGTCATGTGGCGGTTGCCGTCCTCGTCCTCTTCGCAGCTCGGAGGCAACACCGTGTCCCACCATTCGCGCTTCGTCATCAGCCGGAACCCTTTCGGCATGCTCTCGCGCTCGAACTTCGCGACCGCGTCGCGCATCTCCTGTTCGGTCGGGTACCAGCCTTTCCCGAGGCCAATCGTTGCTACGCCCGTCCGTTTTCCGTCGGTGATGCAGACCTCGATGTTCACTTCAATCGGTGCCTGAATTTTCATGCCAGCCTCGCGAACGGCCGAATCGTCCAGCACATGGCCAGGCTGCCGGGGTAGATTTCAGCCGGATCGCACAGCCACTTTCCGTAAATCGGGTAGTCGACGCCATACACTTTGAAGCCGGCGTAGCCGCCATGTTTGTCCGCCCGCCAGGAAATCATCTTGCCGGGAGTTAGCAGCCAGATCAGGAAACTTAACGGCAGCCATGCCGCCCAGCCGAGGCCCAATTCGACGACGGCAATGATGTTGGCCGCCAGTAGCCAGCTGGTGAGGCCGAACAGCACGTAGGACAGCCAAAGCGGCCACCAAACGTGCAGGATGCGCGCCGGGAATGGAGGCTTGAACCAGTTAGTGCCGGCGCCGATCGGGTCCAGCCAGTCGCCGCCGTAGAAGCGCAGCACCACGGACCATTTCTGTTCGGGCAACGGGTCGGTCAGTTTGCGCTCGGGGTCGGAGCGCCAGCCCTGGATGATCTTCATGCCTGGGCCTCGAACATGGCTGGCCAGCCGGCGCTGAAGTCATAGGCGGCGGGATTTGCGCTGGCTTCCATCGCGGCCTTGTGCGCCTCGGCGGCGGAGAAGATCGCGATGTCGTTGGCGGCTGCAGCCGCGAAAATCTGTTCGGGCAACGGGTCGGTCAGTTTGCGCTCGGGGTCGGAGCGCCAGCCCTGGATGATCTTCATGCCTGGGCCTCGAACATGGCTGGCCAGCCGGCGCTGAAGTCATAGGCGGCGGGATTTGCGCTGGCTTCCATCGCGGCCTTGTGCGCCTCGGCGGCGGAGAAGATCGCGATGTCGTTGGCGGCTGCAGCCGCGAAAATCTGGCTGGCCAGCGCCGGCGTCATGTCGACGAAGCTGCCGTCCATCGTCTTCCACCGCGTGCCGGCGGGGATGTTGGCGCCGAGGAGCACCAGCCCCATTTGCTGGGCGCGGCTGAAGGTGTCGGAGTGATACCACTTGCCCGCCACCTGGTAGCCGCCCGCCTGCGTGCGGCGATCGCGTTCGGCCTTGATGCGGTCCCATGCCCCGGCCTTGATCTCCGACAACGCGGGACCAGGAAGCGGCTGCGGAACGCCAGCGACGACGGTGCTGCCGATTCCGACTTCCGGGCCGACCTCAACCCACATCTTCTCGTCGAGGATGAGCGTGATTTCTTCGTCCGGCGCGCCGACCGGGAAGACACAAACATTGGTGACCACGCCGTTTTCGATGATGGCGATTCGTTTCATGACCCCTCCCTTACCAGCGAACGATGCAGAGACCACCAGTGGCTCCGGCAACGGCCGCCGCGATGGTGATTGAGTAAGACGTGCCAGGGGTGACATTGACCGGCTCGTCGACATACCAGCCGCCACCGCCGTAACCCTGGCCCGTGCCGTTGTAAGCGCCCGCGCCATAACCGGCGGCCGCCGATGTCCCGCCAACGATGGTATTGACGCCGCCTTGCCCGAACGGTGATCCGCCGCCCATCGACAGGCCGTAGTAGCCGCCATTGACGCCGCCGCTGCCGGCGAAGCCATTGGGCGTACCGCCATTCACGCCGGAGCCGCCGGTCGCGGTGAGCAGCGCACCGAACGACGATGAGTTGCCGTTACCGCTGCCGGATGCACCGCCACCAATCAGGGTCACGAACACCTGGCCAACGGGAGCAACGAAGCTACCGGAGGCCGTGAAGCGCTGGACACGCGCCAGGGCCGTCGTCGAGGCGTCCTGATCGATGTCGATGAACGCCTCGGTGGCCGTGCGGGCGATACCGATGCCGACGGTCTTTCCCATACCTGGCGCGACGAGCGTCAGGCCGCCTGCGACCGTTCCGCTCAAGTAGTAGCGGGCGCCCGGCGTGAGGCCGGCAAACAGCGTCGCATCGCCGAAGGCAGCGACGCTGGTGTTGGCCAGGTCGGCGACGCCGACAGCGTTCTGCTTGTTGGTGCCGTCGGCGATCGCCAGGTCGAAGCGGGCGTTGCCGTTGTCCCAGTAGACCACCTGGCCAGAGGTCGTTACGGCGGGGGCGAAGGTAACGCCATCGATGACGACGGTCCGGTTGCCGGACTGGATCATCTTGGTGATGGCCTGCCTCAATTGCGTGCGGTCGCCAAGCGCGAGAGCGATGCCTTGCCCCTCGATGACGTTGGCGATCTCCTCCTGTACGGAGTTGCACCAGTCATTCGAGAACGCGGTGGCCTCGATGCCCGCCCCGAGATTCCCGGCGCGGAAGCCATCCTTCCCGGCGCCGAACAGATCGACGGAACGATTGGTCGTTGCGATTCTTTGCATGGTCTCTACCCCCTACTGGTAAGCAATGAGCACAGCGGTATCCGCCGGCTTGAATCGGTTGATGCGACACTCGACAGCGGCATTGCCCCAGGACGAAAGCGGGCTGTCACAGGCACTCTCGCAGGTTGCGACAAAGACGCCGCCAATCGCCGGCAGCGTGATTCTCCAAACGGAGCGATCGTCCTCGGAATAGACGATGCTTTCGCAGTTGGAATCGCACGATGCGGGCACGAACTCGGTGATGGTCGCCCCTGGGAAGCCGAGCTGCGCCGCAATGTTCAAGAAGAAGGGCCGGGATTGCTCCCCGACCATCGTGGCCAGCGACACCAGTGCTGCGCGCCGCTGATCCCAGGATTGCTCCGTCGTCACACAGCGATCCGGAAGGCCATAGACCCGCTCCCAATCGCCCATCATCGCGGTGGTGGTGCGCGGGTCGGCTTCCTGCAAGAGCGCGTCGGCCGAGGCCTCCGCGGCGTCGAGGGCGTTGGCCAGTGCTGCCAGCTCGTTGTGCAGGTTCGGCTCGTTCGGATCGACCGAGACCGGCGGCAGCGAGAGCTTCAGCAGATCGAGATGACTCAGGCCCAAACCGACCCCCCGTAGGTGCAGCGCTGCACATGGCCGGAATCGACCAGGGCGACCGTGTTGGCCAGGGGCGCATCGAGGGTGAAATCGACGACGCCGGAAATCAAGGCGATCTGCCGGCGAGCCGTATTCAGGATGGCGGTATCACCGACGCCCAACGACTCGAAGTAGGCGGCCAGTGCAGTGTCGATCGCCGCGCTGGCGATCGCCTTGGTGGTACCGGAAAGCACCAGGGCCCCGGAGAACGCAACCGGGACTGACTGCGGGGCGAAGACCATGAGGCTGCCGCAAGGCGGGCGCTTGGCGTCGATGTGGGCATAGACCTGGTCGATTAAGGCCTGGCTCGGCGCGCCGCCCTCGGCCCAGATCGCGACGTCGACGCTGCGCGTGTTGCGTCGCTGTACGATCGGCCACGCCTTCGCCACGCCCGGGATCTCTATCGCCCAGGTGAAATAGTCATGGGTAGCGCCGCCGCAGGGCGGATTGCGCAGTACGAACAGCAGCCGCGCCAGAAGCTCTGCCGCTGTTTCGATGTCCGAACCGCCGGACATCGCAGCGACGGTCGCCGCGGACTGGATGCCGTCAGGTGGGGAACTCAGCGTCAAGGCCGTCCCCGCGGCGAGATTCGATGCCACGCCTGGCTCACTTGCCTGGGCAGCGACGGTGGCAGTGCCGCCGACGCCGATGACGGCGGCGGCCGTGGTGAGGAAGGCGAGTCCTCCGGCAGACTTGGCTTCAGTTCCCAGCGGGATCGCCATTCCGACCGTGCCGGAAAAGTTGATCGTTCCCGTGGCGGCCGCGGCCGCCTTGAGCATGAGGCCCCTCTGGCTGGCGTGCCTCAGAAGCCAGTCGAGGTCGGCGGTATCCGGCAGGATCTGCTTCGCGATCCACTTCTGGTGCGCATAGAGACCCTCGATGGCGTTAGCCTCAGCATTGGCCCGAATGTAAAAGTCCGTGTCTGACGACACATCGGCCTCGGCATTCAGGCTCTGGATGTCGCGCAGAATGCTGGCGCGAATTGAATTGAAGTCCTGGGTTGGGTAGGCCATCTAACTCACCTTGACGGGATGCTTGAAGACGAGGCGATCGCCGCCTGCGGAAATCACTTCGATCAGGAGGTCCAGGCGTCCCGGCTCGCGCTGGGTCGTTACAGAAACCGAGGACGCGCGCCCGTCCTGCACGATCGGCGCCAGCGCCTGCTCGGCGTACTGCCTGGCCAGCAACTCGACGCGAGCGAGATCCTTCTCCCGGGCGATCTCATGCAGCCGGGAACCCAGCTTCGTGTCGGCCCAGTAGGAGCCGAGCGGCGTCATCAGGCGCAGGTAGACCGCGTTGCCCAATCCGCCAGCCGGGTCGCGCTCGATGGCGCCCGCCGAGAAGACGTAACCGCGGGTCGTCGGGTCGATACGAGCATCCATCAGGTAACACTCCCCGAGGTGCCAAGGCCGGACTGCACGTTGCTGTGCGTATGCGTCGAGCCGATTTCCTTGCCTTTGTTCTTGATCGACGCAGTGGTATCGAGGTCGCCTTCAATCTTGGCCGCGCCGCCGCCCGGCAGGGTGCCACTGATCGACATTCCTCCGGTGCCGACGATCTGGGACGCGACGTGCGCCTCGCCAGAGGCATTGACCGTCGGCGTATTGAGTTGGACCTTGCCGGTGGCGTTCCCGGTGATGGTGGGTGAGTTCAGCTCGATCGCCTCAGAGGCATTGACGCGATAGGTCGCGGTCGTTACTTCGACGATCCGGCCGCGCTTCATAACGATGGAGTCGCCCTCGTCGGTATAGAGCGCCACTTCCCCGCGCTTGAGGCTCTTCAGGCGATAGGTGCCATGCTCGGTGGCGATGACCACGCAGTGCGCCGTCTTGCCGCCAAGCGGCGCGACGATGGCCTGGGTGCCGTCTGGCGGGTTGGTGGTCAGGCCATAGTGCTGGAACAGCTCGTGGTCGGCTAAACCCTCGCCGGCCAGGCCACCGAGCTGGACGAGTTGCACAGCCACGTCGGCGCGCACCTGCCCGATCTTGGCACGGAAGTGCGGTCGCCGCTTCGCCAGGGCGCGCTCGATGCGGGCGTCGATCAGTTCGGTGATGCCGCTCACTGATTGGCCCCCTTGGTGGCATCGATGATCTGAGCGTGCACATCGTTCTTGCCGCGGCGATGGCGTCGCTTGTGCGGGTGGGCATCGAGCACCCAGGCGCCGTCTTCCTTGAACACCAGGTGGGTCTGGGGGCCGCCCCGCTTGCCGCCGGTGAAACGCCGCCCCATGAGGAAGTAGGTGCCGTCGATGTTGTGCGGCTCGGACTTGATATGGACACGCTGGCCAGGCTGCCATAGCTGGCCATCGCCTGGCATGCCGGGCGCGACAATGCGGTGGCCCTTGACCACGCCGACCAGGGTGAGGGCCTTCAGGCGGGAATCTGACAGCAGCTTGCGGGCGCGCTCGGTAGCGATCGCCGGGGTGTCGCACTCGTGGTCGACGATGATGCGGGGCCGGTAGGACGTCACGGCCTCGTCGCGCGCATCGCCGCGCGTGGCATTCTCGCCCGGCTTGCTGGCGGTGCCGTGCGTCTGGCCCAGCACCGTCATGTGGGAGTAGCGGCCGTGGATCGCCCGCCGGCGCGAGAGCGACTGCAGATTGTTGCCGCGGCCGTTGCGGTTCATCACCAGGCTGGCCACCACGGGCGCCGTGTAGTCCGGGCCGCCAATCACCAGCGTGCCGTCCGGGTCGAACCACGGCCACAGGCCGACGGCTTCGGCCGCATGCGACAGAACGCTCCAGGCGGAATCGCCCGGCTCGACGCTGATCTTTTCACGTCGCACGGCCTTGTTTGCGCTACCGGCCCTTACTTCGATCTGCTTGATCCCCAATTCCCTGACCACATCAGCAGCGATTTCGTCGATAGTCGCCATGCGATCTGTGAAGATCGGCGCGCTGCAGTCGACCATGATCGCCGCGCGATCGCGCCCGGAAATATGAAAATCGACTCCGCGCTTGCTCGTCGTTTCCTCGACGATGTCGATGCGCCCGACGAGAACCGGATCGCCGCCGATGAGCAGCTTGACCTCGGCATCCTCCCGGACCTCGTCGGGAAGAAAGCCGCCGCCGGCCAGCGTCAGCCGCCAGGCATCCGCCGGGATCAACAGGTCGGAATCGATGTCGTAGCTTTCCCAGTCGTCGTGGGCCAGCCCACCGACCACCAGCTGCACGCGCTCGGAACGATCAGGCAGCGTAGCCATTCAGCACGTCGCCGGTGTCGAGATGGTTGGGGGAGGCCAGCGCCGGGTTCAACCTGGCCAGCTCGACGGCCCGTTCATGGTCGCCGTACCAGCGGTGCGCCACCAGGCGCAGGTTGCCTGGCGCATCCAGGCGGCGAGCCACGAGGGGCGGCCGCGTTTCGATCACCGCCCTGGCGGCATCCTGCACCGCCTGCGCCATGTCGCGCAGCGGTTCAACAATCGTTTCCGCGTCGTCCTGGTCGTAGGTCGCCCAAACGTCGTCGATCACCGCCTGGATCTCGGTTCTCGCTTCGCTGGCGATCGCCTCGACCTCGACCGGCGTCATGGTTGGCGCCTGAACCTGGTCACCCAGTATGGTGGCGGCCGCGGCGCCGCGGCTCGATGCCGCCTGCACCGACAAATAGACAGCCACCGAGTTGCCGGCTTGCGTCTCGGTTGGAACGGCGCCAGCGGACATCGGTTTCGCCCCGGTATCCACCTTGCGCCGAATCACGTCCAGGTTGCCGTTCAGGCTGTGCCAATCGAAAACCGCCGTGTCGGCAAAACTCTGCAGGCCGAGAATCGAATCGACCACCGCGCCGATGTCCGACACCCAGGAGCGGGGGGAATCGAGGACATCGAGGCCCGAGGCGACGACGCCATTGACCTTGGCCAGCCCCCCCAGTAGCGGCGTCATCATCGCGGCCCGCAGATCCTCCAGGGGCGCAAGCGGATTGCCCAGGCGGATCCGCCCGACGGTCGCAACAGCCAGCTCACCGGCCGCCGCTTCCGCTTCATCGCCGGCATCGACGATGGCGCTCGCCTGCAGCGATGGAATTTTGGCACTGAAGAAGCTGGCGCTCGCCGAATCCTCGACGAAAGTAACGGCCACCGTTGCCTGGTCAGGCTCGTTCGCGTTATGGCGAACGCTGCGCCGTTCCGCCACCGCCTGGATGCTGCCGAACACCGGGTGAACAAGCTCCCCGGTGCCGCCTTCGGTCAGCGCATCGAGGAAGGCCTGCAGCCGGTCCTCATAGTCGTCGCCGAAGAATATCGCCCGCACCTGGATGACGCGAGCCGAGGTGCCAAGGTCGAGAACGGACGCGCCGTCCTGATAGGGGTAGGAACTCTTGTCGAGCGCGCTGTCGACATCGTCGCTCGTGTCGATGCAGTCGAAATAAACGCCCTTGAACGAGGCGTCTTGTAGGCGATCTTTCCAGGACATGGTGGGGTCAGGCTACGCGCGCGCGAGATGGGTTCCTGGCATGAAGCGCTTCAGTGCCGGGAAGCCTCCTGGGCGTTGTTTCGATTCACTTCGGCGACGATGTTGCCGTTCTTCACGTCGATCTCGATCTGCAGCGCGTCCTTCGCCTCCTTCGATCCCAGGCCCGCCATCACGAACGCGACCAGGCGGCCGATGTCGTTGCCGATCTCGGTGCCGAAGGCGGCGTCGGCCTTGTTGATCCCGCCATTGATCATGCTGCCGGCCGCGTAGCCACCCGCACCAGCCGTGGCCACGCCGAAGGCGGCGCCACTCAGCAGCGCCCCGCCGGCGGCGGAACCGGCGCCCGCCAGCATTCTGCCGGCGCCACCGAGAATCGCGCCCCCCTTGCCCCCGGAAAGAACCGAAGCGAGACCCGCAGCTGCCGCCGCTGCAGCCAGGGCGGTGAGCGCCGTCGTCGAGGCGACGATCGCGGCCGAGAATCCTGGCCATTCACGCATGACGCCCGTCAGGCCTTCCGCCATAGAACCGAGTCCTGGATTCACCTTGTCGAGCGCGGTCTGCATGGCGATCGCCTTCTCCGCGGCCAGCTGCTCGGCCTGGTAGGACGGCGTGCCGGAGATCAGGGCGAAGGCATCGTCTGTCGTTCCCTTGGCCGAGTCGAGCTGGCCCCGGATGTCGTTCATGTAGCCGCGGTTGTTCATGATGCCCAGCAGCCCCATGAGCGCCTGGCGGTCCTGGACGATCTTGCCGATCGCGGACCCCTGGACGATGTCGCCCATCGACTCGTAGGCGGCACGGCGCTCGTCGCCGGTGGCGTTACGAGCTTGCTCCCGCAGCAGGCCGAACCGCTTGTCGCGCCCGACGATCTGTTCCGTCATGTTGACGAAGGCATCGAGGGAATTAACGCCCTTGGCGCGCGCCGCCGCCAGCGTCCCGGGCAGATCGATGCCCAGCTTCTTGGCGTCGTTGGCCGTGTCCTGGCTGTTGATCTTCTGCAGCAGATTGACCAGGTTGTTGCCGGCCTCATCCTTGCTGCCGGCGGTGATGGCGGCCGCCTGGTTGGCGGCCAACAGCACCTTGAATCCTTCCTCGCCGCGCAGGCCGCTTTGCCTGGCCATCGCCATCTGCGACGGCAGCCACTTGGCCATATCCTTCAGCTCAAAGCCGCCAAGCTGACCGGCCTTCATTGCCTGGTCGATGGCCCGCGCGGGGTCGTTCAGGGAAAAGGTCTGCCGGCCGCGAATGGCGATATCGGCCAGCATGGTCGGATCCGCGTGAGCAGCCGTGCCCGCCTTGGCCAATACCGGCAGCACGCGCAGCGCCGCAGCCGGATCGTCGGAATAGGCTCCAGATGCATACAGCTTGTCGAGCGCGCCCAGGGCGCCCTCTCGCGTGCCGCCGCCCTGGCGAACAGCCTGCACGATCGCCGCATCGAGACTGCGCATGCCGGTTCGCCTGGCGTCGATGCTTTGGCCGGCGAAGGCGGTATTGGAAAGGTGCGCGAGCTGTCGGTCGTAGGCCATCGTCTGCGCGATCGGCTGGCCGATAATCATCTTGCCGGCCTGGTAGGCGCCGACTACCCCCATCACCCTGCCCAGCGCGGCTTGGGCCGTACCGGAAGAGTTGCGCACGCCGTCCAGTTCGCGGCGCAGCTCGGCCACCTTCTGGCGCATCGCATCCTGGGCGCGCGCCATCTCGCGGGTCGAAGCCTCGCCGCTTTGCGCCAGTCGCTGGTAGGCAGCCTCGGTCTGGCGGATCTCGTTCTGGATCGCTTTCTCGGCCCGAATGCCCAACACCTCGCGGGCGCTGGCCAGTTTCTGGAAAGCGGAGATCGCGTTGCTCGAGGTGCTCTTGGCGGCGCCCTCGGTTTCCTTGAGCGCCCGGGTCAGGGCCGCAAGGGCGCGAGTCGCCGGGCCGCTGCCCTGGTCGTTGAGCTTGAGGGTGAAGGAAAACGCCAGTTCGCTCATTGTTTCTTACCCTGTTTGGCCAGGAAGGACTTGGAGCGGCGCTTGCCGGTCGAGGGTGCGGGTGGCGCGGAAGGAACGGCCCCCGACATCATCCGGATGAGCGCCTCGACTTCCGTCACAGGCGCGCTCCGGACGTAACTCAGGTCGTAGCCGGCTCGGACGAGGAGGAACTCGGCGCGCCGGACGAACTCGCTGCGCCGCTCCTCGAATTGCCGAGACTTTTTTTTACCTCTTCGGCAGCCTTGCGCAGGGTGGCCATGTCATCCGGCTCCAACTCCTGCATCAGAGCAGCGGGTCCGGGCACGGGGTCAAGCGTTCCCAAGCGAACGAGCTGGCAAAGAATGGTCGCATCGTCGATCGCCATACGGTAGGCGACGCCGCCAGGGCTTGCCACCATCTGCTCGACAGTGGCTCCGGGTTGGGCCTCGATCACCGGCAGCGGCACCGCTTCCGTTGCCCGGTAAGAATCGTTCAATGTTGCCGGCCGCAGCGTGAAATCCTTGTGCACCTGACCTTCGACCAGGATGCCGAACTGGAGCGTGCCGCTGACGACGATGAGGTTTTGCGTGCCGCTCACGTCACTGCACCTTGCGATCGAGCGCGGTCAGGGAGAGCGAGCGCATCGCGGCGCCCTCCACCTGGTACTTGGTCGACATGGTCTCGACCGAGCAGCCGGTGAACACCTCCCGCTTGCCGATGCCGTCGACCGGAACGATGGTCACCTTGCCGCCGGTCATGGCCATCCAGTCCGGCTCGGAGCCATCGGTCGGGATGGGCACTTCCACCGCCACCTTGTAGTCGGGGATACCCTTGGCGTGGCCGGCGGAGCGGCCACGACGGTTCATGGTTTTCACCAGCCGGCGGCCGGTCGAAAGATCGGTGCTCACGGAAGCGCACTCGATTTCCTTGCCGTCCCATTCCAGGACGACGGCGCCTACGAATTCGTCGTTCACTTCATCAGCCATGTCGGGCTCCTATCAGAGAATCAGGTCGATGCGAATGCCGACCACATGCAGGCCATTGACGACGTCGGCGGGGATGCGGATGTTGACCCGGTTCTGATCCTGGGAATCGTCCTCGACGAGCACGCCATCCTCGTTTTCCTTGACGTTCTCCCATATCTCCAGATCTTCGAGCTTGTACATCACGTCGAGCACTTCCTCGCGCATCTGCGCCTTGACGCGCTTGGTCCTCTTCGAGCGCGGAAAACGAAGCGACAGGCGATCAACGATCGCCTTGCGGCCGTAGTCCAGCGAGCGGATCGTTGTCAGGTCGAGCAGCGAGATGTCGGCAACGCCCTGGGGATCCTTAGTGTAGGTGGTGATCGCGCGCACGATCTGCACCACCTCGCCGGGGCCGACCTCGGTCGGAGTCGTGCCGTTGTAGAGGGCGTTTTCCTGCTCGGTGCGGCTGAGGCGATTGGCCAGGGGGGGCGCCAGCAGGCCGCCAAGCGGCAAGCCATTCAGGGGCCGGGCGGGATCTTCCTCGCTGGCGATGACCGCAGCGTACTTCGCGCCGACCTCGTAGGCCGGGGCGTAGGCACCCGGCACCAGCGAGTAGGTGAGGCGCTTGCCGTTCAGGGCATTGGCCAGGGTGGTGCCCGTCGCCAGGGTGCCGGTCCAGCCGTAGGTACCGATGGCGCCCCGCTTTTCCAGCGGCCCGCCGACCGAATCCAGGTGGTCGCGCAAGGCCGCCAGGTTGGTCTGGTCGATCCAGGGGCAGACGATGATGTCGTGACCGGCCGCAAACACGGCAGCCAGCAGCGTTGCCGCGACCGGATCGGTAGCGCCGTTGGTGGGCTGCGTGACGGCGATGGCGACGCCGGAATTGGCGGTCACCTTGGCGGCGAACTTCAGATGGTTGCCGACGGTGCCCTTGTTCTTGGCCGTCAGCGTTACTACGCCCAGCGCCACCGTGGCCGTAACGCCCAGGTCTGGCTGGTTGTCGAACTGGGCCTTCAGTGCGGCCGCGATCACGTTCGCGGTATCGGCGACGGCATAGGCCACCTCGACGAGATCCTCGCCGACCGATATGGAAGCGACGCCGGCGACGGTGGCCGGCCCGGTAACGGTCAAGGTGTTGGTCGCGGCGACGGAGGCGCCGGCATCGTCGGCGGCGATGACCTGCAGTGCCATGTAGGGATTGGCCCGAAGCGCAGCACGCACCATCCGGTGCGCTATGGAGCCGCGCCCGAAATAGGTGGCGGCTTCCGCGTCGGAAAAGACGTCGACCACCTGGCCGGCGACGACGGTGCCGGCGGCAAGACGCTGGCCGAGGCACAGCACCTTCTGCCGGTTGCCAGGCAGCGTCCGGACGGCGAGCGCCGTATTGAACTCGGCATACTTGCCCGGCTTGCGGATCGACGAGGGGATGCTATCGAAGGAAATGTTCGGGGAGGCCATAGGTCAGTCCTTTTTCTTGGAAGCCGTCTTGATGGCTTGGTCGACGAGGACCGGGTTGATCAGCACTTCCGCGACAGCAGGCGGAACGTGCACGGAGACCAACAAGTCACCGTCCATGAGGCGGCGCATGTAGTACGCGGTTTCGGGCACCTCAGCTTCGTCGGCGTCCGTGATGTAGTCGCGCGGGTTTCCTTCTTTCGGAACCTGCACGCCAGGGGCAGCTTTGACCAGCATGGAAATCTCCTATGTCCGTTCGGTGCGATTGTTTCGCGCGCGCGTGGCAGCCTCGGGCATGAACGCCTTCATGCTCCCGCCGTGAGGGAAATCACGTCGGTGGCATCCGGCTGCTCGTCGCCCGGTTTCAGGTAGTGCGAAAGGCCGATGGTTTCGATGACCGGATCTCCGGCGCTCGGATCCGGGTTGGTGTAGAAGAACTCGGCGGCGAACTCGACGGCCAGGACGCTGCGCGCCTCGTTGCCCATGCGCGTGTTGTAGAGCGTGCGGGTACGGCCGGGACGCAGCGGCGTGATGGCCAGCCCGAGGCGCGCGCCGGAGACCAGGTCAATCACGTCCTGCAGCATCTGGTAGGTGCCGACATCGCCGACGGCACCGTGTCGCGCCTGGCGCTCGCCGCGGACGTTGCGCGCCCCAACCATGACGGCGATCTGCAGCGTGCATTGCGTCTTCCTGGGCGACAGCGCCTTGTGGTTATGTCCGCCACAGGTGATCCAGACGGCCGGCAGGCGCCGCACATTGGTCCAGAAGGCATCGTCGTCGAACTGGCCACCGTAGCTGGTGACTTCCGCCAGCCGGTAACCGAGCTTCCCCGAGTCGCTGGCTTCCTGCACCCGCTTGATGAAGGCGTCCTCGACCGAGGCGTAGATGAGCACGATCAGCCGCCCGTGAAGTCGGCCAGGGTGTCGTCGGTGAAGATCCGACTGCTGCCTACCACCGTCACCACGCCGCCGGGCGCCGTCGTACTGCCGCCCAGCTTCAGACGGCCGTCGCGCACGGATTCCAGGAACTTCATGGCATCCTTGTAGCGGTTGCGGGCCGTTTCGGTTTCCACCGCCGCGGCACCGACCAGGCGGTAGCGCGCGATGTCGCAACAGTAGATGGCCAGGATGCTGGGCGGGCTGGCCAGGGGCACTTCGTAGCCGCCCGCGGCCAGGTAGCCGTCGATCTCCGCGCTGGCTTTGTCGAGCGCAGCCGCCAGCACCGTCTCATCGACGACGCCCAGGTTGTCCCGGTCGGTGAGCGCGATGACTTCGCGCTCGCCGAGCTGGGCCACCATGTCGGCTGCGGTCGCGTAGGCCATGATTTACTTCTTGGCCTTGGCGGTGACAGCGGCGGCAGTTTCGGCCGGCTCGACGGCGCCGAGGGACAGCAGCTGCTCGGCCTGGCGGTCGGTCAATTCGACCGTCTCGCCGACCGGAGTGTCTTCGCCATCGAGGCGAAGTTCGGTCAGCGTAATGTAGGGTTTCGTGCTCTTGGTTGCCATGTGACCTCCTGATTGGAAACCCCCGGCCGGCGATCCGGCCGGGGGCCAACGGGCTTGCGCCCTGCGTAGTGCGCCTATCCGGCGCGGGAATTGTCTTAGGCGACGGCCGCCGAGATCAGGTAACCCGCAGTCGAGCCGGCGATCACCGGCGACACCTCATCGGTGACCGGGTAGATCCACGACTTGGCGTTGCGGTCCTGGTACGGCTGCTCGACGATCGGGTAGCCGCCCAGGCGGTAGGTGTAGCCGAAGCTCGGCGTACCCATTTCCGCGGCGCTGGCGACTTCCGTGTAGGCCACCACCACGAACTTGCCCCAGACGTCGGCGAAGGTACCGGCGTTGTCATACACGGCATCGCCGACCAGCACGCGCTGGACGCCAAACAGGCTGGCCAGCAGTTCCGGCGTGGCCGAGTCGCGGCCCGTGTACTTGATGCGATCGATGATCGCCGGGTGCAGCCGCAGCTTGGCGAACACCGCGGCGCCCATGACCACCGTGTTGGGGCGCTTGCCGACCTTGGCGCGGATGGCTTCCTTGGCCGTCTCGATGTCGTTGGCCGGATTCGAGGTGCCGGTGTAGTCGCTCCACTGGCTGACGCCTGCCAGGGTCACCTTGTTGCCCGCGGGATAGTTGCCGGCGGTGGTGGCGAGCTGGGCCTGGGCATACTCGGTACGCAGGCCGATGATGTTCTGCGTCTTCTGCACGGCGCCGCGGCCGAGGTCGATGCCGGGAACAGCCTCGGCCTCCTGCATGATCTCGAACGGGACCAGGCCTTCGAGCGAATGGGACTCCAGCGCGTAGGCGCTACCGGCATAGCCGTATTGGACGCGCTTGGTGTTGCTGCCAGGAGCACGGGCGGTGGCGTAGAGCGCGAAGTCTTCCTTGCCGAAGGTGATGATCTTGCCGCCGCGCTGGCCGACCGGCACATACGGGAAGAGATTCATGCCGACGAAGTCGGCGTTCTTGTAGCCCTGGGCGACGGTGCTCAGGATCGGATCGACGACGCGGGCGCCGGAGGTATTCATGGTGATGCCCAGCAGGCCGATCATCGATGCGTGGTTGGCGTCGACGTAGCCGAAGTGGACGCCCACCACCGCCATGAGGGCGGCGCAGATCATCATCAGGTTTTGGCGGGAAAGCGAGAGTCGCATTTGTGTGGCTCCTATTGGATGCGGGATTTGCTGTGTCCGGTTGCGCGCTTGCTTACGCGACGTTCGGGATCAGCAGGACTTCGATGAATTCGCCGGCTGCGCCAGCGGCCTGCAGCGCCAGACCAACCTTGGCGCCGGCGGCGTAGGTGACGGCGCGGCCGTTGGCGTCGACGCCGATCGTGGCATTGGCGGCGATGGCCCCGCCAGCCTCGACCACGGCGGTGCCGAGCGCATCGACGGCGATCTTCTCGCCGGCGGCGCCGGCCGCATAACGGGACACGCCGAGGGTGTTGGCGCCGGCGCCGGCCTGGGCGCCGGCGGGCGTGACGAAGCGGGCGGCGGCGATCGCGCCGGCGGCGGCGATCGTCAGGGACAGCAAAGCGGTGTTCTGGGCACTCATTGTTGGAGGCTCCTATTCAGGTGGTCAGGACACCGCCTTGACGGCGGTGATGTAGTCGGTGCCGGGATGGCTGGCCTGGTATTCCAGGGCCTTGGTGTGCACGTCCAGGCGTTCGGCGTCGATGCCGTGGCCGGCCGGGGCGGCGAACTCGACGGCCTTGGCGGCGCCGGCGGGCTTGGCCACCTCGGAGAATTCGACGCGCTTGGGCAGAGCCTTCAGGAAGGCCTGCAGGTGCTGCAGCGGTTCGACGGACACCGTCTTGTCGCCTTCGGCAAACTCGACGGGTTGGGCTTCGCCGGCCAGCTCCAGGACGGCGACGATGCCGGCCTTTTCGGCGGGGAGCACCTTGCCTTCCGCAACCAGGCCTTCGGCGAACTGCACCGCCGTGGCGCGGCGGGCGGCAACCCCGGCTGCCTTGTCGGCGGCCTCACGGTCGGCGAGCTGCTTCTTGAGGGTGGCGTTTTCGGCCTCCAGCGCGGCCTTTTGTTCGGGAGTCACTTCATGGGTCTCCTTGCGAGTGGAACCCTCGGCGAACGCCGGGGCGGGAAAATCGGTGGCGGAGTCGCGGCCAGCTTCGACCATGAGCGCATCGACGTCGAAGCCGTCGATGGCCTTGTCGGCCTCTTCCTGGCCGTACTTGCCAATGAAGAATTCGCGCAGGCGACGGAAGATGCGGGCGACGGTCCGGTCTTCCCATTCGCCGAACTCGACCTCGACCAGGGCGCCGGAGTCGGCGAACTGGACTTCCTTGAGGCCCTTGATGGCCGGCGCGGCAGCGCCGAGGAAGCCGATGTGCTGCGGATACCAGACGCCGGGCTTGGGGTTGGCAGGATCGTCCGGCCGGTAGAGCTTGAGGGAGCGCTTCTTGAATGCCCCCGCCTTCACCATTTCGGCGAATTCTGGATTCACCTGGTGCGGAACCACGAACAGGTCGCCGCCCTCGGCGGCGAACTTCAGGCCCCAGCCATAGGCCGGCGCGTCGAGCTTCGGGTGGCCGACCACCAGGGGCGCCTCGTGCAGGGCCGGGTTGTACGCGGCCGCGATCGCGCCGATGTCAGCCTGGGTGAACTCGATGGTCTCGCCGGCATTGGTGACATGCTTGCCGGCGCGCAGGACGTGGATCGGTTGGGTGGTTTCGGTAGCCATGCGCGCATGATCGCGATGGCTTTGCGGCGGTTTGGGCATGAAGCGCTTCACGCCCCACGGGTGCCGATAGCGTTACACCCGCGTTACTCGCCCCGGGAACGCTTCAAAATGCCCCGGGAGCTACCAGCATACCACCCGACCCGAAAAAATCGCTTAAACGCGGTTTTTTCACTTCCGGGGTCCGATCAGCGATGCCAGGTAATCGTTGGTCAGGCTCAACACCCCCGTCCGCGTCGTCGGCTGCAGGTTGCCATCCTTGTCGATCGGCAGGTACGGCCGGGGCGGAATCACGATCTGGTGCGCGGCCACAGTGTACCGGATGGCCTTCACGCGCTTGTGGCTGCCCTTGGCGAAGACGGCCAGGTTCCGGGAGCGCCCGTCCGTTCCCTGGCGCAGCAGGTTGCCCTGGCGGTCGGTGCGCAGCGCGCCCCAGCTGCTGAAGGCGGCGCGGTCGATGGTGCCGCCCAGGTGCTGGATGGCGGCATAGACGGCGTTGCTGCCTATCCGGGAATAGTCGCGGCCGTAGTCGGTGGCCACCGACGCCGCCAGCCGCCCGCGCTCCTGCAGGATCTTGCCTGGCCAGGTGCCGGCCTTGGATCTCCGCTTGATCGTGGCCGGCGCCAGGCCGAGCCATGCCGGCCGTCCCTGGGCGGCGAAGTTGGCCTCGGTCTCGGTCTCGAACAGGCCGGCGATCGCGCGCATCAGCGGTCGCGGGTTGGCCAGGCCGCCGGCCACGTTGGCCAGCGCCGGCAGCACTCCCTCGTCCTTGATCGATGCGTCGAACATGGCTATCCTTGGAACGGGCCGGTTGTCCGCCGATGGGTAAGGGCTAGGCAATCGCCGAAGTATGCGGGTTCGAGTCCCGTCACCGGCTCCCCTCCTTTTCCATCCGCACGTAGCGTTTCGTCGCCAGGCGCCCCGCGCCCTCCCGTCCGGGCGCAAGCCGGTAGGCATTGACGAGTACGTCGATCTCTCCAGCTCCTTTAACGCGCGCTGCAGTATCCAGCGCGGCGTAGATAACGCCGCCGTCGGCCAGATCCCGCGTATAGACGAAGTTGCCGTGGGCGGTATCGAAATACACGGCGTCCGGCGTGGCAATCGTTCCTGGCAATGCCTGGTATTGCTCCCGGGTCAGGGCGATGCCGCCCTCCTGGTGCTTGGCCGAGTCGGCATGCACCAGGCGCTTCTCGTTGATGGCAACGACCCGGACCGGCTCGACGTCGGGCTGCTGGTGGCGCATGAAGGCCGCCACCTGGTCATCGACGAAGCCCAGCACCTGGGCGGTGTTTCCCGGCCGCCCTGTGGCCAGCGTGTGTTCCATCCAGTCCAGGCAGCTCTTCAGCCGCGCCGGAGAATTGTTGAGCGCCTGCCACACCTGGCCGCGAATCTCCCGGTTCTTAAGCGCCTGCGTCTTCCTGGCCAGCTCGACATCGATGCCGAAGGCCCCCTGTCCCGGGTTGTGGCCGAAGCCGGGGTCGGGCGCGAACAGTTCGCCCGTGCCCGGATCCCGGTAGCCGGTGACGGGCACCTTGCCGCGTTTGCCGAGATCCACGACATTGGATTCCATACGCCCGTCGCCGCTCGACAGCGCGCCGCCTTCGGCCTTGAACTCGGCGGCCGACAGCGCCTTGACGCGGCAGCGGCAGTTGTAGCCGTTGGGCGGATACACCACCGACCAGGCGGGATCGTCGTAGCGAAAGATGCGGCCGGCCAGCGCCCGGTGGCGGGGCCGGGTCCGATTGTCCAGGATGGCCACGTATTGCCAGTAGGGCCGCTGGTCGGCGTTTTCGAGCTGGGCTTTGTAACGCCCCGCCATGTAGGCGGACTGCAGGTTGGTCTGGAACACCGTCTTGAGCCGGCGCGGCGTCATGCCGCGGCCCGATACGATCTCGCCCGTCTCCGGATCGTGGGGCTTGCCGCCCCACCAGCCCTGGGCCTGCAGCTTCGGCTTCAGGCGCTGCACGAACTGCTCGAAGGTGCTGCCGTCCAGGATGGCACCGTCGATCGCGTCGCGAATGTCCTGCAGCGCCTGGCCTTTCATAACGCCCGCCACGGTGAAAGCCGACGCGTGCGCCGCAGCGGTCATGTCCAGGGCGGACGACGAGATCCGCAGCCCCTTGGCCTTGAAGTACTCGACCGCCCGCTCCGGGGGCAGGTTGAACGCCAGGCCGAGGTTGACGTCGCTCACAGGCGCCCCCGGGCGGCCATCGCCTGCCGCACCTGGTGCGGCGGATGACCCACGTGGAAGGCGCCGCAGTAACGGCACCGATAGGGAACCAGCATGCCCAGCGAGCCTTGCTCATGCATGCGACGAATGGCGGACTTCGCCTCCGCCTCGGTGGCATGCTTGACCTTGTGACCGCAGGCGCGGCGCCGCTGTGCCCGCTTGCTGGCCATCAGTTCGCCTCGCTGGCCTGGCCCCACTGGCCGGCGGCGAACATCGCTTGCGCCAGCAGCGCTTCCAGCTTCTGCGTGGGCAACGTCGGGTAGCGGGATTCGACCAGGCGGATGGCCGCCTCGTAGGAGCCAGCGCCCTGGATGTCGTTGAGCAGCTGCCCCAGCGCCTGGTCCATGATCGCCTGCAGCGCCTCGGGCGGGATCGCCTCGATGGCGGCATCCAGTGCCGCCTGGTCCGGCACCAGCGGCGCGCTGGCTTCGGAGAATTCCGGCGCTGGCGCCGTCTTGCCGGGAACGGGCGGAACGACCGGAGTTGTCGCCGGTTCCTTGAACTCCCATTCACCTCCGTAGGTTTCCTTGACGTAGTCGAGCGTCGGGCGGAAGCCCATGTCGAACAGCGTCTTGTCGCGCTCGGCGCGTGCCTTGAGGTCTTCTTCCTGTTTGACCTGGCGCCAGACATGCGGCGGCTTGGCGCCGGGCATGTTGAGTTCGACATCCCAGGCGATCAGCGTGCGCCGCAGCGTTGCCGACAGCAGGTCGGCATCGGCATCGACCAGCTCCAGGCGCAGTTCGTTGCGCAGCAGGGCAGCGCTGGCCAGCTCGCCGCCGCTGCCCTTCTGCCCACCGTCGCCCAGGATGGCGGCGGCGATCTGCTCGTCCATGTAACGCACCAGACCTTCGTGCGTGCCCTGTCCGGAGCGCGTTGCTTCGAGCAGCTCGACAGCCGCGCCTTCGGGCAGCGCCACGCCGGCATCGTGCGCGATGCGGCGCAGCGCATCCTCCAGCGAGGCGACGTCGACGCCCGCCTGGTACTTGCCAACCGCCGTCGGCGCGCCGAACTTGTCCAGGAACTGCAGCCAGAAGGCCAGGCCCTGGCGCTTGAAGTAGACCGGCCACCAGAGCTTCTGGCCCAGGCCCAGGCCGTGCGGGTTGCCATCCTTGGCGCCCACGGAATGGACGACGAACTTCTTGTCCGGTACCGGCTCGCCATAGAGCGGCTGGGAAATGGTCAGCAGCCGAAGGCTGAGGTCATCGGCGAAGGTGAAGCGCAGGCCATTGCGTGGCCGAACCTCTGCCGGCAAGAGCTGGGCCCCATCGATCCGCCACATGATCTCGCCCGCGCTGCGCCCCTTCAGGATCGCGTCCAGCAGGTGGTAGCAGATCGGGTCGAAGTCCATCTGGGCCAGGTGCTCGCGCACCATGTCGGCCGCGGCCTTGTCCTTGGCCGAGGTCGTGGCGGGCTCGACGATCCAGTCGCGCCCGACGACGGCCATCTTGCGCTTGTGCATGCAGGCATACACCCACGGGTCGCGCTCCAGGTCATCGTAGATCGCCAGGCCCTTGCTGCCGCCCTTGAGCGCCAGCACGTCATCGCTGGGCCGCATGATGCCGCCGAACGCCGGGAAGGTGATGTCCTTGGCGACGGTGGCGACTTCCTGGAGGAGTTCTTTCTTGGACATGGCTTACCCCATGAAGCCGGCGAGGCCGCCGGCGGATGAAGATCTCGGAATGTGACGGATGTCGCTCACCGCCGCGAAGCCGGTGGTGGCGATCATCCAGAGCATGTGCAGCGCATCCGGGCCGTCGTCGTGGTCGGCCTTGGGAAAGTGGCGCAGCTGGTCGATCAGCGTTGCCAGGCTCGGGTGCAGCCGGATCAGGCCATTGACCATATGCGGCTGCAGGCTCTCGATGCGCAGCACCTTGTCGGCGTGCGGCTGGATGCCGCGCGCCGGTACCGGGATGCCCCGCGCGGCCGATCGCTTGACCAGCTCCGTCTTCAGGAACTCCTGGAATTGCACGGTCTCGACGCCCCACAGCAGGCAACGGTACTGGCTCTGTAGGCTGATGATGTCCTCGATGATGCGGTCCGGCAGGCGCTTCTTGATCGCAGCCTCGACCACGTCGAGGATGCCGGTCTCGCGGTTGAAGCCGCCAACCAGCAGCGCCGAGGGGTCGCGGCTGGCGCCGGCCTTGCCCAGCGACGGGTCGCAGGCGCCGTAGAAGATCCACTCGGCCAGGCGATTGACCCAGAACTGAATCGCCTTGGCGAAGGGGGCGTCGTCGTCGGAGAGCGGGTCGTTCTGCAGTTCGGAGTCGAACGAGGCGTGGCCGTCGCGCGCGCGGATCCGCATCAGGTCCACCAGCGGCCGGCCGGCGGGCCAGCTCACTTCGGCGCCGGCATCCATCTCCAGCTTATGGCATTCATAGAAGGCGTTGGCGAGTTCGTCGCCCTGGGACATCAGGGTATTTTCCCAAACGTCCCACAGCGCCATGTTGTCCGGCCAGCGGATAATGGCCTTGAACTTGACCGAGCGCCACAGCGGGTTCTTCTGCAGCCGAGCCAGCACGGAATCGTAGTGCAGGATGGTGCCGATGATGATCACGTCGAACTTGTCGCCCGCGCCGCCCAGCTTCAGCACCGCCTTGGTGATCCACGCCTGCAGCTTGTCGCGCTGCTCGGGCGTGCGCACGTTCTCGTCGTTTTCGAGATCGTCGCCGATGAACAAGTCGGGCCGGTGCGGTCCGTGGCGTCGGCCGCGGATCCGCTTGCCGCTGCCGACCGCTTCGATCTTGCGGTCGTTGCGCGTGACGATTACGCCGGCCTGCCAGACGCGGCCGCCGCCGCCGCAGGCTTCCGGAAAGTCCATCGCCAGGCGCGGGTTGCCTTCCAGCTCGGCCTTGATGGCTTCGAGCATGATCGCCGCCTGGTCGAAGGCATCCATGCCGATCATGGCGTACCACTTGCGCTCGGTGATCACGCACCAGAGGACGAAGATCTGGCTGGTGATGGTCGACTTGGCCTCGCCCCGCGGCGCGGCGATGTCGTCGGTCTCGCTCTTTTCGCTGTCGGCGATCTCGGGCAGGCGCTGGTACAGGTAGTCGTGGAGCCGGCTGTTGGCCTTCTTCACGTAGTGCGGGAAGTAGGTCCGCGCGAAGTACTCGAAGCTGTCCCAGGCTTGCTTCCGGCGCTCGGCCGATGCAGCCGGATCCGGATCGAAGCCGTCGACCTCCGCCTCGATGATCTGGCGGAACTCGGCCGCAAAGCGGCCGATGTCGTCGAGGAAGGTCCGGCGGGAGGTCTGCGTCTTAGCCATAGGCCTTGGCGATCTCGTCCGCGAACGGTTCCAGGATCTCGGCAAAGGCACCGACGTGCCGCGGCTGCCGGGCCCGCACGAACTCGCCCAGGCGCTTGACCACGTCCATTGCCGTGGCCAGTTTGTCGGTCTCCGGCATCAGGCGCCGGCTGGCGGCCATCAGCTTGTTGTAGGCGTCGGCCAGGCTGGCCAGCATCTGCACCTTGGTGGCGGGATCCATCTCGCCGTCCTGCTGGATGGCTTCGACGGTGGCCTGCACTTGCTGCACCACGACGGCGAGCGTCTGGCGCACCACGTCCTCGATGCCGCCGCCCGCGATCAGCTGCGCGCTGCGCGCCTTGTCCCAGTCGTCGCCGGCTTTGAGCGCCTCGCGCTTCCAGCGGCGCAGCGTGTCTTCCGGCAGGCCGCGCTTGCCGGCGATCGCCGGCAGCTGCAGCTGCCCGAAAACGTAATCGCCGCGCACGGCGCGGCGGGCTTCCTCACCGTGCGCCATGCGGAATCTCCCCAGGGCCGGGCCGCGTTACACCAGGCACGGTGGCGCGGCCGATAACGACGTCGGCGCCACGCTCGGTCAGGCGCACGGCATCCAGTTCGAGCGGCTCGACCAGGCCGGCGGTTTCGTCAAGCCAGGCGATGTCGATGGCCAGCGCGTCTCCTGACACGTAGTAGCCGACGGCTTCCAGGCGGCGCTGCAGCGTGGTGCGGGCCATTGTGTAGCCGGGCGCTACCAGCAGCGCGGCCAGGATGGCCAGCCGGCGGTCCCGTTCGATCATGCGAGCTGCGACGGCGCTCATGACATTCCCCTTTCCGTTATCCGCGACAGGATCATGCGGACGTTGGTGTCGATGCCTTCGAGCCGTCCGCCCAGGCGGGAGAGGTCAGTGCTAACGGCGTTGATCTTCTCGTGCATGGTGCCGAGGTCGCGGTGCGTCGGCACGCCATCCACTGCCGTTTCCAGGCTGGCGATGCGCTCGGCGTGCCCGTCGAGCTTGGTGTCGATGTCCTCTTGCAAGGTCGATATCCTCTCGTTGGTGACCCGGTTCTTCGCGGTCAGATAGACGTAGATTCCGATCCCGCCCGTCAGGAGGAACTGCAGGATCTGGAACATGAATTTGGCGGTCTCGATGTCCATCTTCACGGATTCGCTTTCTCAAGGTCGGTTTGGCAGTGGATGCAGGTTTGCACGCCAGGCAGCGCTTCTCGCCTGGCTTGCGGGATGTCTTCGTCGCAGAGGACGCAATGGGTGGCCGAGTCGCTCACCGTCTTGCCGCGCAGGCCGGCACGCGCATCCTGGGCAGCCAGCGCCAGGGCGCGTTCGGCTTCCTCGCGTTCGGTTGCGCGGTCATAAAGGTCGGTCATATCACCCTGCTCTTGCCTACGTTGATGGCGCCTTCCACGGCGCCAGGGTTGGGGGCATCGGCTTCCCAGCGGTAGTACCAGGTGCCCACAGCCGGCAGCGCCACGTCCGCGTGATAGGCGCCGACGGCATCCTTGACGATCCCGGCGCCGACGGTCAGCGTCGAGACTACGGCGGCCGGCGTTTTCACCTTCAGCCGCAGCGTGCCGGGATCGACGGCGATACCGGCGGAATCGGCGATCGCCACCGAAATCCGCGCCGACTCGCCGACGAGGTAATTGAACTCAGTGGACACGCTGTACCTCCGAACGGAACGTGGCGATCCGGCCCTGGGCGGCTTTGAGGGTGGTGGCCCTGCCGGGCATGGCGGCGAACCGCGCCAGGCGCCGCACGGTGGCGGTCATCCAGATCGGCCCGTCGATGTTGAGATTGAGGATCGCCGCGCTCGCCGATCCCGCCGTTTGCCCCGCGCCGAACGCGGAAGCCGGTACCGACACCTCGAAGTAGCCGACGCCGGCCGCCTGCGCGAATCCCGCCGCGGTGACTGCGACGTTGATCGACAGCGTGGCCGATCCTGCCGTCTGGTCGGCGCCCTGGGCGGCTGCGGCGCGCCCGGTCCCGGCCGTGGCGCTGCCGCCGGTGACGTCGGTGCCGGTGGCCTGCAGCTGGATGCTGACCGTCATCACGGCGGAGCCGCTGGTGGTGTCGGCACCCGAGGCGGATCCGGGAAGCTGAGAAGCGCCCGTCACCGAGCCGTTGGCGCTGCCGCCGGTCTGGTCCGTTCCCGAGGCAATGGCAGCGATCTGCGCGGCGAGCGTCGCGTTTCCGGCAGCTTGCGCGGCACCGGCCGCGGCGGCCATCACCCGGGCGGATACGCCGGCCTGGCCGGCAGCCTGGGCAAGCCCGAGCGCGGAGACCGTGACGGTGACCTGGCGGTTGGCTGCGCCGCCCGTGACATCGACGCCGACAGCCGACGTCGAGACGGCGACCGTGGGGCCGGCGCTGCCGCCGCTGGTCGAAACGCCGACGGCGGAAACGGAAATGCCGGCCTTGGCCTGCGCGGATCCGGCCGTGGTGTCGGCTCCGGATGCCGCGGCATTGGTCACCTGGCCGACGCCGCCCGTCGCCGAGCCGCCGGTCTGGTCGGCGCCACTGGCCCCGCCAGCGACCGTTACACCCGCCCCGGCCGTGCCGCCCGTAACGTCTGCCCCGGTTGCGCCGGCACCGACTGCCACGGTTGGCGTGGCCTGGCCGGCAGTGGTATCCGCCCCAGCCGCAGCAGCATTGACGGTGCCGCCGCCGATCTGGGTCGTGTCGAACAACACCGGATCGAACAGCACCGGATCGAAAAGGGCGTCGTAGACGTCCAGGAGTGCCGAGGCAGACCGCGTAGATCCTGCTGAGTCGGTGGCCAGGAAGCTGACCGCCGCACCATCCATGCCGATGGTGACAGGGAAAGTCGCGCCCGGCAGATCCGTCCATCCGCTGCCTGTATCGATCTGCCAGGTCAGCGTCAGGCCGGTACCACCATTGCTATGCGCGGCGCCGGTGAAGGTGGCGTCAGAGCCGACGGCAACGACTTGCTTGGTCGGGTCTGTGTCGATCGTCGGCAGGGGAACCGCAACCGGCTCGGTCGTGAGCAGCGCAATGACCGACCCGTTGGTGGTCTGGGTCGTCGCCGTTTCTGTGCCGTTGGCGGTGATGGCCTTGGTGCGCAGTCGCGCCGTCAGGTAGTAGCCGAACTGGCTGCCCGGGCCGACCTGACCCGTGCCCTGACTCGTCCAACCGACTTCATTCGCCGGGAAGTTTCCCGCTGCCGCATCGAGGCGGGCATCGAACGCGATGCTCGTCCCTCCGTTGACACCCGCCGCGCTGCCGGTTGCCGCCGTTTGGCCGGCTCCTGTCGCCTGCGCCACGGCCGCCAGTACAGCCCCGGCATTCTTGAAGAACATCACGCAGCCGATGGCCCGCGCAACGGTGTTGGTCGCCGTGAAGGTTGGCGTCCATGTCTTGCCGGCCCCGGTTGAAGTTACGGCAGCCCAGGCGGCCGCGCCCGCAACACCTACCGCGGTGGCCACCTTGTGCTCGACCAACCAGGCCCCGGTGAAGTCCGCCGCCATCGCCGTGAGGTCTGCGTTCGCGGTGTAGTAGTCGTCTGACTGGGCAATGAAGATTGCCACCAGCGTGGCATCAGCCGGTACGTCGACCGATTGCGCTCCTGGAGCCGCCGATTCGCCGAGGTCGTAGAAGAGCGGAACGCCGATAGGGTCGGCCATAACCTAGCCCTACAGGGTGCCCGCGAGAATGAACAGTGCGTCCACGTCCGCTTCGGTCAGGGCGACGATGGCAGCAAACTGCGCGATGAACAGGTTGCCGCGCTCGAAGTCGTTCGACTCATGCCACGCGATCTGGGCAAGTCGTGGAAGCGTGGGCACCAAGGCTTCCACGCGGGCCAGGAGCGTCCTTGCATCGTCGGGCCGCACGGTCATTTCAAGCGCTGTCAGCATCTGCCGCCGGCTGACAACTGGAGGAACGAAAGGCGGCATGGTGTTATCGACCTTCGGGTGATTCAGCGGCGACAGCCACGCCATATAGGCCAGGTAGTCCGGGTTGTTCAAGTCGCTGGTCGGCGCCACCACGACACCATCGGAGTCGCGGATTACGTCGCCGTAATAGGTGCGCGAGGTGTACATGTCAGTTCATCGTCCAGACGTAGGCGTCGAAGAAGGTAAAGCCGATCACGCTGCTGGTGCCGCCCGCCGAGCAGTAGCCGCGCGGGTTTAGCAGGGTCGTGGCTGCGGGGAGGTTCGCCGAAACAGAGCCGATCGCCACGGCGCCCGAGACCAGTTCGCGAACTTCGTAGTACACGGTTCCGCCGTTCGCCGGACAGAAGAGGGACAGTTCGTAGACGTTGGTGTAGTTCGCGGTCGGCACCGGGAAGCTGGCGCCCAGGTCGATCTTTGTCGCCGTGCCGGTGCCGTTGACCATCAACTGCACATTGGCGTCGGCGGCATCCCAGCCCATGCCGATGATGTTCGTCTGGCTGGACGGCTCGACGTCGGTCGGCGCCGCCGTGCTGCTGCCCAGGCCATCGAAAGCGCGATGCGAGGCGGTTGCCACGCCGGTGGCCGGCGCCCAGCGGTTGATGTAGAAGAACCCGCCCAAGCCGGCGGCGTTGCCGCGCCAGAACTGGTTGGCGGCGCCACGGAAGCCAGCCACCGCCGTGGTGGCGGCCGTGGTTACCAGGTAGTCGAGGCCGCGCATCGAGGCGTTGAGGCCCGTAGTGGCGACGTTCTTGGCGGTGGCCGTACCTGTGCCCGTGATGGCCAGGCCGAAGGCGCTCAGCGTGGTGCTGTTGCCGTTGGCGCTGGCGAAGCTCGTCTTGTTGCGGCCGAGGAAGGTCTGCAGCGCCGTCTTCTGGCCGTAGCTGTCCAGGTAGGCCAGGAACTCGACGCTGGCGATGTCCTGGGCGAACAGATTGGCGACGTTGGCGCCAGGCGTCGCCGGTGCGGCGACGACGGGAATGCCGATCTCGGAATCGATCGCGTGATCGTCGTTCCAGGCCGTCTTGGATGCCTGCTTGGCGGGATCGTTGGTCCCAGCCATGACGACGTTGTGCTTGATCCCCACGGCCTACCCCCTGCAGTAGACGCGCTGCTCCCAGCGGTCCTTGCACTTCGTGCCGGCGCACGACTTGATGTCGAGCGGCAGCCATTGCATGTTCCATTCGGCGTCCTGGCCGCCGCAGACGAGCGGCACGACGTGGTCGATTGCCCAACCCGGGCAGGCGCCCGTCGTCTTGCCCGTGGCCGGGCAGGCGTGATCGCGGCGGAACTCGGCCAGCCGTGCGGCGCTGCGCTTGATCGTGCCGTCGGCCGCGCGCTGCACCGGACCCTCGATGTAGCGAGGGTCGGTGGCGAGCGCTGGCAACGCCAGGGCGCAGAGGAGGATCAGCAGGCCGCGCATGGATCAGTTGTCGATCTGGAACTGCAGCTGGCCAGCAGTGAAGGTGATCGTGTAGCCGGAGGCGCTCACCGGGATGCTGGCCGAGAGGTTGATGCAGATCCACCGATTGCCGGCGCTGGCGGCATCGTTGAAGGTGATCGACTGGATGGTTCCCCAGGCAGCCGTCGATGGACCGAAGCTGATCGTGGCGTTGTTCGACGTGCTGCCGCCGGTGCCGGTGCTGGCCACCGTGGTCCCGGCGCCCTGCGTACCCGCCCAGGCTGCGAGGGATGCCGCGACGGCCTGGCGCGCGTAGCCGGTGCTGCTGGTCGAGACCTCGGTACCGGCCGCGCCTTCGGTGCAGGTGTCGGTATTGAGGCCGAGATACCAGTTGGCCGGCGTGCCGATGGCCTGGCCGCGCATGAGCGCGTCGAGTACCTTGTTCTCGCCGTAGTTGTCCAGCGGGCCGGCGTGGGAGATCGACGACGCGCCGAGGAACAGGATGGCGAGCGCAGCGATCACCAGGTCGAGCGCCTTGATGCGGCGGGTGAGGTTCATGGTCAGTCCTTTCTCAGGGTCAGAACGGGGGGCTTGCCCAGCGCGTCGACGACATCGACGGGCGCGGGAATCGAGGGCAGGAAGGCCGGCTGCCAGCCGGCCAGGCGGTAGATGGACGCGGAAGCCGCCGAGCAGATCAGTTCCTCGTCGTCGCGCTTGGGCAGCGGCACGCCAAGCAGGCGGTTGGCGGCGATCGCCAGCAGATCGATGATGTCGTAGCCGCGGTGCAGGCCGAGGTACGACCAGGCTTGCGCTTCAGCCTTGGCGCAATCGACCGGGCACGGGAACACGTCGAAGTCGGTACCGGCGTACTGCGAGAGCGGCACCAGCATGTTGCCGGAGGCCTTGGCCTCGGCCACCAGCAGGCGCTCGTTGGCCCACAACGCCACGGCGGTGTGGGTATAGGGCGACTGGGTCACCAGGCGCGTTACCCACGCGAACAGGCCGCGCCGGGAACGCAGGGCGATCAGGTCGCCGGTGCGGATCTTGTCGCGGGCTTCGAAGTAGCTGGTCTCGGCTACCATTCCTTGAAGCCCCCGATGCCGATCAGGCCGCTGCTCTTGAAGCCGATGGCGCCGCCTCCGACCGGGAAGTCGTAGCTGGCCTGGAAGCCGATCTGGAAATCCTTGACGGTGGCCACCGATTGCTCGACGAACAGCCTCGCCTTGCGATTGAATGGGTCGTAGAAGCCACCAGCGCGGCCGCGCCGGGTAACGCCCAGCCAGGGCGCCTCCTGGCGGGTATCGTAGGTATCGACCTCGCCGGTTTTGGTGTCGAGTACGTCGGCGATGACGTGCGGCCGGATGTCGGCCTTGACCTCGGTGGCGGCCAGCACGACCTTGGACGAATCTTCCTGTACGGCCTTGGATAGCTTGAGCTTGGCCTTGGCGGGTGCCTTGTAGGCCTGCACAGGCGCGCAGTCGATGCGATCTTTCTCGACCTTGGCGACGGGTGCGGCCGCCGCAGCCTCGGTGGGCACGCCGGTGGGCGCCGTTTCGGTAGCCTTGAAATAGACGACGGCCAGGGCGGCGCCGATCAGCACCGCAACGAGCAGCCGGACGAGCTGGGCGACCAGGCCGTTCATAGCGTGATGCCCGCCTTGCTGACGACGCGCAGGACCGCGTTGCCGACCACCAGCGCCAGCATGCCCCAGGCGTAGATGTTGCCAGGCACGTAGGGCTGGATGATGGCCGCGCTGGCCTCGGCCGCAGCCAGGGCGCCGACGGCGGCGTTGAACCAGAGCGTCTTGCTCTGCCACCAGGGCTTAGTGTTTTCCATCGACTTCCTCCAGGAACAGGGCGCGCTCTTCGGCGCGCCGGGCAACCAGGCCGCGCAGAACGACCTTGTTGGCGTAGATCCACTTGCCGAACTCGTTGGCCGCGCCCATGACGTCGCCGGCCTGCAGATGGCGCTTGAGCGTCGAGCGGTCCAGGGCGCCGAGGCCGACGTTGTAGGCGAAGCTGGCCAGGGCATCGAACTGGCCCTGGGTGACCTTCGGGAATACGGCCGTGAGGTAGATCTCGATCGGGGCGAGATCGTCGGCCAGGAGGTCGGTGGCCTCCTGTTCCGTCATAGGCTCCGGGAACTCTTCGTGCGGCTTGATGGCGTGGCCATAGCCGATGGACAGCACGCCGGCCGGGCAGTAATAGCGACGAGGCCGGAAGGATTCCCGGCCTTTGATGAGCGCGTGGCCGCGCGAAGAGACGCGTCGTATGGTCATGCGCGCCAGACTACGGGCGCGCGCGAAGGGCCTATGGCATGAAGTGGATCAGTCCCCATGCAAAGGGGCGCCGAAGCGCCCCTTTTTTCAGCCTAACCCGCCGATGGTGGCGGGGTCAATACGTCTTGCCGGATGGAGCCTTGCCGCCCGCGTTGATGATGGATACCTGCAGGGCGACCACGGCTCTCACTGCCTCGTGGTGGCTAAACCCAGACGCGCGTGACGCCGCATAGCTCGACAGGTAGGTGCGCAGCTCAAGCTTCCACTGGCTGTCGTCGGCAGCCCCATAGATCATTGCCCCATCGAGCACCTCGGTCGGATTTACTTTGACGCCGCTCTTTGCGAGTTCTCGTTGCACGACAGCGGTCATATCCGCCGCTTGCTCCTGAGTGACGTGATACCGCTTTGCCACGCTGTTCAGGAGGTCTCTGGCTCTTGCGACGGAAGTATCGTTCTGCGGAACGTAGCGGCCGGCGGAGATCACCGCCACCTTGTATTCGAGCGATTCCCCGGCGGAAAGCGCCTGGCCGGCAGTTGCCGCCAGACACAGGAAGGCAATGACGAGTTTGCGCATGGAAGCCTCCAAAAGTGCGTAGCCTAAAACAACGGCATCTGGTTGTCATCAACCGGCGGGGATCCGACACCCACCGGACCGCCTGGAACCCGCTTGAGAATCTCGCGCACGGCGCGTTCGGTCATCTGTTCGCGCAATGCCAGGTCGGCCACGCTGGTGCCGGCCGTGTAGTCTTCGATGATCTTGCGGTCGCGCTCATCGCGCAGCGCCTGGGCGCACCTGGCGATCGGCAGGCGCTCCCCGGCATAGTGGGCAATGAAGCGGTCAGCCGCCTGGCCGCCCATGATCTCGATCAGACGCTGGCGGGCGATGCCATCTTCCTTCTTGCCCATCGGCACCTTGATGACGATGCCCCCCTGGGCCTTGACCAGCGCCAGCGCCGCCGTGACTCCGATGACGTCGATCATGTCGCGGATAGAGCGGGGAAGATTGCCCTGGCTCACGCCGCCGCCCTTTCCTTGCGCTCCACGGCCTTGAGCAGCGCGTTAATGATCATCCCCAACTCGCCCCAGTCGCACAGCTTTAACGGCTTGCGGACGTTCCGGTATTCCGTGTAGTCGCCGGTCGACTTAATGTGCCGAATCTCGGCGTTCATGTTCTCGGCGATGCCCTCGACGTAGCGGACCTGCTTGCCTGCTTCGATGCCGAGCTTCTTGCACAGCACGACGATGTAGCGCAGCCGCGGCTTGTTGTTTCCGGGCGCGGTGTCGATCCAAGACCATTCGTTCTGAGGCCGCTCGGGGCGCTTGAACTGCCCGCCGATCGCGCGCAGATGGTTGATCACCTGCATGCGGCCGGCGAAGTCGAGATCCTTGGCAGAGCGCACGCGCGCCACCGTCCACAGCATATCGCGGTAGGTGTCGACGTCCATGCCGAGCTGCTTGACCGTGGCGTGGATAGTGGCGAGATCGCGGGCGCGGGGGGATTTCATGGTTCGAGCAGCTCCACGTCCTGGCACACCTTCGCCAGGTGGCGGCATACGGCCTTCGGGCTGGGGAAGTATGGCGTCCAGAGTTTGACCTTCGAGGCAAGCGCGTTCTCGTACCAGGCCTTCGCGTCCGGCATCTGGTTCATGATGCGCTTGCGGAGCGCCTTCTGAAGCTCCTCGCGCTTCTTTCCCAGGTAGAGGAACCGGACTTGGTGGTTCCAGAACTTCTTGGCGTCGTCGCTCGGATTGATGATGTTCTCGCCCTTGATCCAGCCATCGATAAACACCGCGACCACCAGGCGGCGGCGAACGTGCTCCACCTGCAGCGATATCTCGTGGCCGTCACACTTCAGCCTCACGTGACCAAACACGCCGCCCAGGCGTGCTTCGATTTCGGCCCACTGGGTTTTACTCAGGTTCATTGCAACCCCAGCGCCGTCTTCCAGTCGGCGCCGTTTTGGAGAGCGGAAGCGACCTTGAGGCGCATTGCAAAGTCGAGATCGACCGCCAGGCAGCAATCAACCGCCTGGAAGTGTGACTCGTGCGCCAATCCGCAGACCGGACAGTTGGTATCCGCCTTGGCCTTGAGTTCGGCGCAGCATTCTTCCGCGTCGCTACGCCACTCATGGAGGTCACCACAGCGCGGGCACTGGTAGGCCTCTACACGCTTGACTTCGTCTCCGTCGTCTTCGTACAGCGGCTTGGGCGGCATCAGGTGATGCTGAAGGCCGATTAGGTTCCCAGGGGAGAGTTTCATGTTCCCTCCAAAGTCAGCCGTGACGGGACGTCTTGTCGATTACACAACGCACGCCGTAGATCTTGGTCGGATCTTCCTTGTCGTAGTCAGGCCTCGCGGATCCACCAAGCACCCGACACTCCTCGATGAGCCGCAGGAACGTTCCAGGCGACATCGCTTCCGGCTGCTTGGTGCAGCCGGCCAACGCCACGACGGCGACGATAAGGGCGATCACTCGTTTCATGGCTTGTCCTGTTGCTGGGGCTGGTTGATGACGGTCGTTCCCTGCTGGCCACTGCTTTGTCCCGAGCCGCCGCAGCCGAACAGCACCCATGTGAGCGCGATGACCATGCCGACGACGACGATCGTCTGCAGGACGTTGCGCTTGGCGTTCTCGATGATGGTTTTCCGCATGTCAGTGCACCTTCGGTTGTTCGGCGCCAGGCCGCAGGTCGCGGACCACGACGTGGCGCTTGCAGAAGTCGCCGAGCAGCTCGTCGACGCGTTCCTTGTTGCCGGTCACGTGCGCTGCGGCAAGGCCGCCGAGCTGGCGCACCAGGTCGCCCATGATCGGCTCGATGGAGGCGGAAGACGCCATGAACCCCTTGAGGTAGAGCTGCTCCAGGCGCTTGAACAGTTCCGGCTCTTCCAGGCTCTTGATGCCGCAGGCGGCGTCGATGACGGCCAGCTTCATGGCCACCGTGTCTTTGTCTTCGCTCATGACTGCTCCAGGGAGCCAGCCTTCAGGTAGAGGTCGGCCAGCTTGTCGTGGTCGGTATCGACGGCCTTGATGACGATCTGGTCGCCGGAGTCGATGACGCTGGCGCCGAGCCGGCGCAGCAGGTCGGCCGGCAGCTTGGCCAGTTCGGTCTTCGATACCGACTCGCTGGCGACGATCAGCGTCGAGGCCATGTCGGGACAGACCTTGCGGATCCGCTCGATCAGCTTTTCCTCGTCTCCGAATACCAGCTTGCCCTTGCCCTTCTGGAAGCCGAGCTTGATGCCGTGCAGCGTCACGGTCCTGGGCGAGGCGAACAGTTCCGGCGACGCCTGGATCATGGCCTTGAGGGCTTCGTGCTGCTCGGTGAGCTTGGCCATCGCCTTGCGGAACTTGGGCATTTCGGACGCCTCGATGGCGGCGATGGCCTTTTCCATCTGGTCGATGATGTCGTTGCGCAGGGCGTAGGCCTGGGAGAGCTTCTCGGCGGCGCGTTCAATGGTTTGCATGGTGGTCATGGGATGTCCTTACGTGGGTAGCTTGAGCTGGCCGATGAGATCGGGCAGCGGGATGCGGGAGAGCCGCGACGCCAGGTGTAGGCTGCACATGGCGCGATCCTTGAGGAAGTCGATGGTCTCGGTGAGCTCCTCCTCGTTGGCGGCGATGTAGTAGCCGTCGCGCGGGGTGCCGCAGACGGCCTCGCCTTCTTCGCGCGCCTCGGTGACCAGCTGGCGCACGACGCGGACAGAAATGTCGAGCCGGCCGGCGAGGCCCTCGGCACTGATGCCGCGCTCGCGCCCGATGTGGCCGGTCATGGCCTGCAGGAGTTGATGGACGGTGGCCATGTCAGCAACTCTTGATAAGCGATTGCGGAATCGGGTAAGCCTTGACTCGATAGCAGCGACGTCCGGCATCGTCGTAGCAGGGCTGAAGCATTCCCGCCTTGACCGCCTTCTTTAGCGCGCCAGCGACATGATCCGGCTTGAGGCCTGCCGCGTTCTCGATTTCGTGGCAAGTGACAGGGCGACTGCTCTTCATGACGAACTCGATTGCAATCGCCGACTTGCTCCCTGGTGTTGGGGTGTAGGCCATATCGATCTCCTAGTAGTGGCGGACGTGCGAGGTCTCGAAGACCCCAGCCGGCGTGATTTGAGAGGGCTTGCACTTCGGGCAGATACGGTTCTCGGCACTGAGTGAGGCGAACGGGTTGCCGCAGCACAGGCACTTGCGTTTCCCGGGCTGGCGGGGATCGAGCGCCGCTCTCTGATGCGAGTCGCTCTCTTCACCGATCCAGGAATAGACCGTCTTGGGACGGCCGAATCCGCTGCGGTCGACATCGCACCGAATGACGCCTCGTGCCAGAGCCCGCTCCAGGCGCTCGGGGATGTTGTTCTGCTTTATCCCGCTCCGCTCTGAGAGTTCAGCCGACGAGGCCCTGCCCATTTCCTTGATGGTGCCGAGGAGCTTGGCTTCAGCCGGACGCTTGTGCCCTTCCACCTGGTGGCGAGCGCTGCTCATGACCGCAGCCCCTGCTTGCGGATCCGCGCGTGGATCCGCGTCGTGAGGAGGCCAACCGCCGTGGCGGCGCGTTCGTCGTCGTCGGTGTGGACGCCCTTTAACGCGGTGACCACGGCGTGCGTGACTTCGTGCGGCACCAGCTCCTCAAGCTTGGCGTCGGCGGCGAGGACGATGGTGCCAGCCGTGGCGCCACGCGTGGCCGGATGGAAGAACGCGGGAACGACCTTGCCATCGCGGCGTGGCCGGCTGGCGCCGCGGAAGGCGGCATCCACCTCGTGCATGGTGGCCAGCAGCCGGACGCGCAGACGGATACCCTCGGCGGCGACGGTGAAGGAAGCGACGGCCCGGCTCACCGCTTCACCTCGCTGAAGATGACGCGCACGCCGTGCGGTTTCTCGTTGAGCTGTCCCCACTGGTCGGCCAGGTCTTCACGCTGCCCCTTCCGGTAGTAGGTTGCCTTGCCGCTGGCCAGCGCGCGATCGGTGAGTTCGCCCGGCTCGACCTCGATGGTCGGCAGGGTGCTGCCGGTGGCCAGCGCCAGGACGGTGTAGCCCTGCTTGGCGAGGTCGATGGCGGCCTGGCGCAGGGCCGTGGCCTGGTCGAGAACGACGGTGTTGATGGGCCGCGGCTGCCCGGCGCGCGGTCCGGCAACGATCTTGCGCTCTTGGCCGGGATGGAGATTCCAGAGGATCATCGTGCTACCTCCTTCGGTTTCTTTGGGCACGCCTGGCAGGCGCGCCAGTGGCGAGCCTCCCGGGCGCTGCTGGTGGGGGCCTGACGCAGCGCGTACTGGCTGCAGGCGGCGCCGGTAACTCGACTGCCCAGGTGCGGGCAGTCGAAGGCGTCGTAGACCTCGATGACGCGCTTGGCGAAGTTGTCGAGGCGGCCCGGGTACTTGTTGTTGGCCACCAGGGACACCGTGGTCCGAGACAAGTCGAGTTCCTTGGCCACTTCGGCGAGGACGCCGCCCTTCTCTTCGATGGCGCGGTCGAACAGCGCGCGCCAGTCGGGCTTTACTTCGCTCATGCGGCCTCCTGGAAGGCGACTTCGCCGTCGAAGTTGGGGTCGTAGAGCGTGCCGCGGCTGACGCGCCAGACGGGCGCCAGCGGGCCGGTGTCATTGACCAGGAGGTAGCGCAGGCAGCCGTTGCTGGTGTTGTTGAGCGGCGCTTCGCGCTGCTGCATCACCGTGACGTAGCGGCCGCGCACCAGGGCCTGCAGGTACTTGCGCACGTTGGAGCGAGCGTCGCGCTCGCCGCCTTCGATGACGAGCATGAGGATGTCGTCGACGGTGCGCTTGCCGCCCATGCGAAGGACATTCCAGACGCGCTGGCGCATGCCGTGGCTGCAGTTGCGCTGGCCGGTGTGGCGGCCTTTGGGGCCGCTGCGCAGGCTGCCGCCCCCCATCACCGCATCCTTGCCGGCCTGGGTGATCTTGTGGCAGCCGCGGCCCGTCTTGTTGAGGAAGCCGTGCTTGCGCAGCTTGAGCGTCGATTGCTCGACCTGCTTGGCGGTGAGGCCGGTCAGCTCGGCAATGCGCGCTTCGGTAACGCACTCTTCACCGGGTGCCAGGGCGACAGCCTTGAGGATGGTTTCAGTTGTCCAGGGCATACTGCCTCCCGTCAGCCGCATTGGCACAGCGCATCAGTTGTTCTGAAAATTCTCTCGCCTCCGTTGGTTCCATCGACAACACCGCCTGATCTAGGCCCGAGTCCTTCGAGGCGAATTCGATGGTGGCCTTTCCCGACTTTGCGAAGGCGCAAATTTCAATGTGGTTGAGGAACACCAGGTTCGGCTGATCTACGTGCCCCATGTAATCCATCGTCTTGAGCAGAGCCATTACCGTGCCCCGACCTTGACCACTTGCTGGCGGACGGCCTGCCAGTCATGCACCAGCTCGTGGCCGGCCATGTTGGCCAGGCTGACGCTCTTCACGCGGTTGCGCTTGCCGTGGCCTTCGACGGCGGCGATGGCATTGACGATCAGGCGCGTGCTGCCCTTGCTTTGGCGGTGGATCTCGGCGACCAGGTCCGGCTCGACCTCCAGCTCGCAGATCTCGCGGCAGAGCAGCGCGGTGTCTTCCAGCGTGGCCGGGCCGAATTCGACGGTCTCGCAGATGCGGCTGGAGAGCTGCGGGAAGCGGGCGATGCGGCGCAGCACCTTTTCCTCGCCGGCCACCAGGATGGCGACGGTCTCGGTGATGTCGGTGATGTCGCGCAGCGCTTCCAGCACCGAGGCGTTATTTGGCAGGCAGTGCTGCACTTCGTCGAGGACGATCGGGATCTGGGTGTTGAGCAGCTTGGCGGTGATGCGCTGGAAGCGCTCGCGGCGCGTGCCGATACCCTCGATGCGCAGCTTGTCGGCGAGTTCGGCCATCAGGAAGCTGGCCGAGTAGTTCTCTTTGGCGCGGATGTAGATGGCGCCGTTCTTGGCCACCCACTCTTCGACGGTGTCGGTCTTACCGAAGCCCGGTGTGCCTTCGACGAGGAGCCAGGAGGCCTCCAGGGCGCCCCGGCCACCGACGAAGCGGATGGCCTGCTGGAACTTCTCGTAGTTGCTGGTTTTGACGAATGTCTTTTTCACGCGTTAAACTCCCATGTGCATACAGCAGTAAAAACGGCCGTCCGGTGACTGCAATCACCGGGCGGCCACCTCAGAATCAATCAGGCTCTTCGCCCTTTCCTCGTCGTCGTTACCCCAGGCCACGCCCTGGAACTCGTAACGCTCCTGCAGATCCAGGTAGTCATCGCTGACGACGTAGTCGAGCAGCCAGAGCGCGTCCAGCTGGTCCCACTGGGCCGGGTTGCGCATCAGCCAGCGGTATTGCTCGGGGTCGGCGCGGAACATCGGCCGCGCCTCGACGCCGGGCAGCGTGAGGACGTTGGCGACGTGTTCGATTTCCTGCGGTTCGACGACACGTTCCGCCAACATGTCGCTGCCGGGCACATGTGTCGGGATGGTGATGGCCGGCTGGTGTTCCAGCAGCGCCGGGGCGGAGAGTTCCAGCCGGGCTTCCTCGGCGTGCAGCTCCAGGCGCTCCAGGCGCTTCTCTGTACGCTTGCGCTGGGCCTGTTCCAGAACGCTCTCGGGGAAGTAGGCGCGCTTGTTGGCCTCGAAGCCGGCGATGGCGATCAGGCGGCCGTCCATGTCGCGCACCCAGACGCGGCTGGCGTCGTGGATGTCGTAGCCGACGCGGACCTTCTCGCCGGTGAATTCGGCCAGGTCTCGGCTGAAGTACAGGTGGTTGTTGAGCCGCACTTCGCCGCGCGTGGTGGTGCAGATCTGTTCCGGGCGGAACAGGTCGGCCATTTCGCTGGCCTCGGGCATGGTCGGTTGCCAGCCATCGGCTACAGCCTTGGCCCAGGCTTCATTCGGAGTCATGTGACGCGGCTTGCCGGTCTCGGGGTCGCGCGTCTTGGGCAGGCTGCGGTGCGGCCGGTTGTTGTAGGCGTCGATCTCGGCCTGGCAGAACTCCATGAACCGTTCCCAGGCCATCAGCAGCTGCGAGGTGCCGCTGGTGCGGAGGTCGGCCCGGGTGAGCTTGAAGACCTTCTGGCGCGCCTGGCGGTCCATGTCGGCGCCCATGTAGGTCGGCAGCTTCTTGGCCGCGCGGACCCAGATGCTCTTGTGCGATCGCTCTTCGACGCCGCGCGCCTGGCTGTTGTAAGGAAGGCTGTTTTCGATGCGGGCGCCGAGCTTGCCCTCGACGAAGCCGGTGACTTCATTGGTCATGGCGGCGTTCTTGAAGCCGCAGCCGTTATCGACGTACCAGATCAGCGGTATGCCGCCGGTTTCGACGGCGTTGCGCAGTGCGTCCATGACGGCCCAGGTGCCCTCGGCGAGGCCGGCTGACCAGCCGACACAGCGACGGGTCGGAACCGACACGACGGTGGTGATTTCCGGCCGGAACGCGCGGCCGTGACGGGGATGGGCGACTTCGGCGTCGAAGGTGTGGCCGTCGGCGGTGTAGATGGCGTCCGGCGTCATTTCCGAGGCGTCGCGCCGGACGAACGGCATCAGCGTCTTGATCTCGCGGGACATCATGCGGCCGCGGTTGCGCTCGACGTTGCCCATTTTGTCCAGGAAGCGCCGGGCGGCGTGGTAACTGGGGACTTCGACCCCGGCAGGAAGCTCGGCCGGAAGGTCATCCATGCAGGCAGACAGGCTGGGCTTCTGCGGCCGCGCGTAGAGCTTCATGAGGGCCGGCGCCCAGGGCGGTACGGTCATGTCCTTTTGGGTGGTGCGCGGGGCGAGATCGGGGGCCGACAGCCAGCGCTTGAGGGTGCGGATCGAGGGGTAGCCATCCCCTGCCCGGCCACGGGGGTCGCGCGCCATGCGCAGCATGGCGTCCAGGGCAGGCTCCAGGCGGCCGGCGCGGGCGGTGGTGAGCAGCGTGGTCATGGCCGGCTCGCGGCCGCAGCCTGCAGTGGCCTGCAGGCGCTCTATGGCCGCCAGGACGGCCTTGCGGGCATCGCGGCCCTCGCGTTGCTTGTCGGTGAGCGAGGCGGATGGCTGGACCTTGGGAAGAAGAAGGCCGGCGAGCGTCGGAGAAGTCGGCGCTGCCGGCGAAGCCGCCACCAGGGAGGTAGTAGCGGAGGAGACAACGGGGGTGGCGATCTGGCGCTCCATGAGCGCCTGGCGGGCTTCTGCTGGGAGCGCCGAGACGGCGTATTCCTTGCGGGTGCCGGTGCGGCCGCCGCGCGCCTTTACTTCCTGGAAGCTCCATGACGATCTGGCCGACGCCAACTCGATGCCACGCTTAGTGGTCGGGAGACCTGGCAGGTTCATCCTTGCCAGTTCGCCTGCAGAATAGTGAGACTTGGCCGTGTTCAATTGGCCTCTCCCATCACAGTCTTGAGTTGCTTGATCTTCTTGGCCGCCTCGTCGCGCATGCGCTCCAGGCGACCGAGTTCGGCATTCAGGGCGTCACGCCCGACCAGGAGGCGACCGCCGCGCGTGTCGGCAAGCCAGGCGGTGATCGCGTGAGTTTCTGCGGCGGCCTCGAAGGCCGGCAGGTATTCCAGGGGGAAGCGCCAGCCCTCTCGGCTGGGAGCCGTCCAGGCGTGGAGCTGGTGCTCGGTGATTTGGGCGCCGATCAGGTCGGTCATCCTGACAGCGATCTGGCTGGCGTTGTACGGGCTTGCCTTGACCGCATCGGAGAGCAGTCGGCGGACTGCCAGGCCGAAATCCAGAGCGCCCGGGAGCGGGGATGCCGGGACCGGAACGGCGAACATATCAGCGGTGGCTTGGTCTCGGCGAGCCATGTCTAGGAACGCCCCCGCACGTTGCCATTGCGGCCGGTTCTGGCGCTGCCTACACTACGGGCAAGGTAGTCGCGCCCGTTCTCCCGGGAGCCCTTGTACAAGCCACGCTTTGGCTGTCCGCCGTCGTCGTATCGCGACGGCCAGATGGCCTGCGGCTTGCGGCCTATGATCGCAGCCATGATGGCTTGGGCGCGGGGGTTGGGCCGGGAGAGCGTGTCGGAGAAGTAGCTGTGGCATTTCCCGTGCTCGCGGGCGAGCGCTCGACACGTCCAGCCAGCCAGCTCAAGCGCGGCCTTTACCTCGGCTTTGTGCCAGTCCTTTCGGGCTGGTTTTTTTGTGGTTTGTAACGACGACATGACGGAAATAATCTACTCAAAAGCAACCGATGTCAACCGTTCGCAACTCGGTTGCCATGCGTCAGCCCGTCAAACTTATAAAACACACGTTAAATCATGGAGATGCGATGAGTAGAGAAAATCTGTCACTTCGCAACTCACTTTCGCAACTTCCGCCAGGAGTTGCGAAATGAACTTCAAAGAGCGACTCAAGCTGGTGGCGGGTGATCGGCCCTACGAGTGGGCGGAAAAGCCCAACGGGATCGGAAAGCCTCTAATGACGAGCCTTATGCGTCTCAAAGGCCGTCCTCAAACGAAGAGCATCGACAAGTTGGTAGCTGCGACCGGGATACCTGCCGAATGGTGGTTGCATGGCGAGGGGCCTCCACCAGGAGCCGGTGCAGTACAGGAAGAACGGGCAAGTGCATTTCGAGTTCCTGCAGGTGAACGCAGGATGATGGGCGTGAGTTCCGCTGAACTCGCCTACACCGCCGACTCCAGGGAAGTTGATACCGGGCTTTGGGACAACTGCTTCCGCGCCTGCCAGCAGGTTCATGGCGCCGAGTTCTCGGCGCTTCCTGCCAGTCAGCAGAGTGCCTACGCCAACGACCTGTACAACCTGGTCGTTAAGATGGCCGCCCAGACCGGCCGCTCAGTCAAGGATGCGCACAGGCTCGAAGTCGTCGGAATGGCTGATCTACTGCGGGTTTTTGGGAGGATGGGGTGGGCCCGCCGATTTCCAGACAGGCGCTGTGATCTACCTGGCGTGGTGTTCTGA